CGGGCGCCCAAGCCGCCGGTCGAGCGGCCGACGGCGGCGCAGCTGGCCGAGGACGACGCCCGCGAGGTCGAGCGGGCGCGCACGCTCTGGCACGAGACGCGGGACGGCAACGGCTCGCTGGTCGAGGCGTGGCTGGCGGCGCGCGGCATCCTGGCCGGCGAGATCGGCGGGGTTCCGCCGTCGCTGCGCTTCGCCCCGGAGCTGCCCTACTGGGTGCGCCGCAAGACCGGCAAGTTCGAGCGGATCGGCGCGTGGCCGGCGATGGTCGCCGCCATCCAGGGGGCCGACCGCCGCATCACCGGCGTGCACATCACCTACCTGAGCGCCGACGGCACCGCCAAGGCGCCGATTCCGCCCCATCCCGACGACGGCGCCAAGCTGCCCCGGCGCAAGGTGCGCGGCAGCAAGGCCGGCGGCTCCATCCGGTTCAGCCCGGCGGCCCGGACCCTGGTGCTCGGCGAAGGCGTCGAGACCGTGCTGTCCGCCCGCTTCATCCGTCCCGACCTCGCCGCCTGGTCGGCGGTGGACCTCGGCAACCTGGCCGGCGCCGGCCGCCGCGACGGCGCGCGCCAGGCGCACCCGGAGCGCCCGGGCGTCATCCTGCCCGAGCGGGAGCCGGATCCGGAACGCCCCGGCCTGGTGCTGCCCGACGCGGTCGAGGAGGTGATCCTGCTCGGCGAGGCGGTCAACGGCGACCCGCACGCCTACGCCTGCCTGTTCGAGCGGGCCTGCCGCCGCTTCGCCCGCCAGGGCAAGCGCGTGCGCGCCGGCATCCCGCCGGTGGGCGACTTCAACGATTGGCTGATGCACTGCCTGGGGAGGGCCGCATGATGGGAAAGACTCTGGTCTGGGCCGGAGCGCTGATCGCTCTTGGCGTGGTGGCCGGCACGGTGCAGGACCGCCTCGCCGCGGCCGTCGTCGAGGTCCGCGCGCTGCGCCTCGATCTGCAGCGCGAGCGGGCGACGGTGCGGCTGCTGACCCGGATGGTCGGCGACATGGCCAACGCCCGGCCTTGCCTGTTCTGGGACACCAGGTGTCCGGTCCTGGATCCGGTGGAGGAGCGCGACCTGTGATGCTCCGCGCCTGGCCCTTCCCCGGACTGATTCCCGGCTCGGCGTCCGTGCTGTACGCCGACCCGCCCTGGAAGTTCGAGAACTACAGCCGCCTCGGCGAGGGCCGCGGCGCCGCCCGCCACTACCCGTGCATGGGCATCGATGAGCTGATGGCGTTGCCGGTCGGCGAGCTCGCCGCGCCGGACTGCGCGCTCTTTCTCTGGGTCGTCAAGTCGATGCTGCCCGAGGCGCTCGACCTCATCCGGGCCTGGGGCTTCACCTACAAGACGGTGGCCTTCACCTGGGTCAAGACCCGCCCGACGGGCCGCGAGTTCATCAACAACGGCTTCTGGACGCGCGGCAACCCGGAGATGGTCTGGCTGGCCACCCGCGGCGCGCCGCAGCGCCAGTCGCGCGCCGTGCGCGAGCTGATCGAGGACCCGGCCGACTGGTTCGAGGACGGGCCCGACGCGATCTACGCCCACGCCCGCCAGCACAGCCGCAAGCCCGACGAGGTGCGCGACCGCATCGCCGCGCTGCTGCGGCCGGGGCCGCCGGGGCGCGACGCCAAGGTCGAGCTCTTCGCGCGCACCGCCGCCCCGGGCTGGACGGCCTGGGGCAACCAGACTTCGCTTTTCGTGCCAACCGCCAACCAACGAGAGCCGCAATGGCCGATGATGAACGACTGACCGGAGGGACGCCCGACGCCGTCGCCGCGGCCCGCCGCGAGATGGGCGGGCTGGATTCCTGGCCGCTCTACGTCCCGCCGCCCGAACCGACCGTCCCCGACCCGGTGGCGGCCGACGGCACGCCGTCCCGCCAGCTGGCCGGGCAGGAGGAGGAGGGCGCCGCCTGGGGGCCGATCGACCACCGCCTCGCCAAGGAACCGCCGAACGACATGGGCAACGCCAACCGGCTGCTGCTGCGCTACGGCGACGGCCTCCTCAGCGTCCGCGACGTCGGCTGGCACGCCTGGGTCGAGAGCCGGGACTCCCACCGCTGGAACCGCGAGGAGGGCGAGCGCCACGCGCACATTCAGGCGCACCGCACCGCCGCCGCCATCAACCGCGAGGCCGACGCCCTGGACGCCGCGCTCACCGAACAGCTCGCCCAGGACGAGAAGGACGGCCGCCTCGGCACGCGGCCGGCGGAGATCGACGACAACCGGGCGTCCCGGCAGAAGGCCAACGACAAGCGCGTCGCCGGCCTGCGCGGCTGGGCGCTGCAGTCGGGCAACGTCGCCAAGGCGGCGGCCATGCTGACCGCGGCCTCGCCCTACCTGTCGCGCTCCATCGACGACCTCGACGCGCAACCCGACCTGCTGGCGGTGGCCAACGGCGTGATCGAGTTCGGGGCGGAGGTGCCGGGCGGCGTGCGGCTGCGCCCGGCCCTGCGCGAGGACCTCATCACCAGGCAGTGCCGCTTCGTCTACGACCGCAACGCCACCTGCCCGGCGTGGCTGGCCTTCCTGGAGCAGGCGCAGCCGGATCAGGAGATCCGCGACTTCCTGCAGCGCCACGTCGGCTACAGCCTGACCGGGCACACGCACGAGCAGTTCGTCGTCCTGCATTACGGCAAGGGGTCGAACGGCAAGTCGACCTTCATCGAGACGCTGGAGTGGGGCTTCGGCGACTACGGCCTGCGCCTGCCGTTCGCCTCGCTGCTGCGCGACGACCGCAAACGCGGGGCCGAGGCGACACCCGACCTCGCCCGCCTGCCCGGCCGGCGCTGGGTGGTGGCCTCGGAGACCGAGGACAACGTCACCCTGTCGTCGGCGACCATCAAGGATCTGACCGAACGGGATTCGATGACGGTCCGCTACCTCAACCAGGGATTCTTCGACTTCACGCCGCAGCACAAGCTGTCGTGCATGTTCAACGCCAAGCCGAACATCCCGTCGGTCGACGACGGCACGTGGCGGCGTTTGCGCCTCACGCCTTGGGACATGAAGTTCATCGACGAGCACGAGCGGGAGAAGTACCCGGACGCGCCGCTGAAGGACAAGACGCTGGGCGAGCGGCTGCGCCAGGAGCTGCCCGGCATCCTCAACTGGGCGCTCGACGGCTGGCGCATGTGGCGCGAGAAGGGGCTGGCGCCGCCGCAGTCGGTCAGCGAGGCGACGGCGGCCTACCGGGCGGAGAACGACCCGGTCGGCGGCTTCATCGACGCCGTGACCATGCCGGCGATGGCCCACGAGTTCGTGCCGGGCAAGACGCTGTACGACTGCTACCGCATCTGGTGCGACCTGTCGGGCGCACCGCGCCTGTCCAACACCAAGTTCGGCAAGATCGCCAAGAGCAAGCTGCGCGCCGAGACCAGCGGCATCGTCAAGTACATGGGCATCAAGATCGACCCGAAGTGGTGGGCCGACTATGGCCATCTGGACCCGTCATGACGCGCCGCCCGCGAACGCCGTTCGGGGAGCCGGGCGCAGCCCCTCCGGACCCTCCGCAACCCTCCGCGCGCCGACCCCAGGCACATCAACGGGTTCGGACGGTTCGGAGGGTTTGGAGGCTTTCCACGGCTCCGCCGCATATGCGCGCGCGCGATCCGGGGCGAAAAGGATCATGTGCGGGGTTGGGGAAACCCTCCAAACCGTCCGAAGTCTCAAAAGTGGTTCGTCATCAAGGGCTTGTCAGGTTGGAGGGTATCCACGAACCCTCCGGACCGTCCAAACAGGGGGTGCGGCGATGGGTGTGAACGTGATGCCGGTGGGTGTGGACGGCGGGGCGGCGTTCTGGGACCGCTTCGTCGAGGTGTGCGCTGCCGCCGTGGGCGTCGGGGCCGGGCGCAAGGCCGTGGCGGGGCTGCTCGGTTCGGTCGGCGACGCGGTGCCGGCCGAGGTGGCGGCGCGGCTGGCCCCGCTGGTCCGCCCCCGTGAAGAGGGGCCGGCCGCCGAGGGCGGCTGGCTGGCGCTGATGGTGCGGTCGCGCAAGGCTGGCGACGGCGAGGTGCGCGCTGCCCAGGAAATCGCCTACGTCCTGCGCCTGCGCTCCGACGTTTGCTCCGCCGCCATCCCGGCGATGGACCCGGGCCGCCTCGTCGTCGACGGCGGGCCGAACCCGGGCGCGCGGGTCTACGGGCTGGCCCTGGAACCGACGGTCGAGCGCTACGACGCCTGGGTGCGGAAGGTCAAGGCGCTGCCCGAAAAGCAGCGCGTGCTGCGCGGGCGCAACAAGAGCCTGTCGCTGCTCGTCCTGGTGCAGCGCGTGCTGCTCCAGGGCGAGGGGATGCGCCAGTTGGACCAGGAGCTTGGCGTGCGCAACGGGCGCTGCGGCGAAGCCGTCCTCCGGGAGTTGAAGCGCTACGCCGACTGCCACTTCCGGTCTTGACGGGACGGGGACGCCGGAGGTACTGTCCCCGACAAGATGTGGTACTGCGCCCGGATGGAAGATACTCCATCCGGGCGTTTCCGTTTTCCGACCCAGTGATCCTTCCCGCTTCCGCCCGCGCCATCCCCGGCGCCTCCACCGCCCCGGCCGGTCCGGCGGGCGCGCGCCCGGCGTCGGCGGGGACCCTGGAAAACGAGGCGCACACGGGTAATTCGAACCGCGTGGGTTCGCTAAAGTGTGCGGTTTTTCAAAGCCTAAAGACCGTTAAGCGACTTTAGATGCTGGTCTCCAAGGGTAAATTCGCTGAACTGGTCGGGCGCACCCCGGCGGCGGTCTCGCAGTGGATCGCCGCGGGCAAGCTGTCCGGCGCCGCGTTGGTCGGCGAGGGCCGCTACGCCCAGGTCGACGTCGAGGTCGCGCTGCAGCAGCTCGGCATCACCCTCGACCTCGGCCAGCAGCTGGCCCAGGCCGCGCCGCTCCTGGCGAACGCCGCTCCGGCCGTGCCGGCCGTCGCGGCGGCCCCGGGGGCCCCGGCAGTGACCAGCGACCAGGAGCGCCTGCTCAAGGCGCGCGCCGACCGCGAGGAGCTCGCCCGCGCCAAGGACGAGGCGGAGGCGCGCGCCCTCACCGGCGAATGGATGGTCACCGCCGAGGCCGAGGCCGCCTGGTCGGCGCAGCTCGCCCGCCTCGTGCAGGCGATGGAGAGCTGGCTGGTCACCACGGCGGCGGGCACCTGCGCCGGCATCGCCGCCGGCCCCGACGCGGCCAGCCCGCGCGCCTACGCGGTCGCCCTGCGCCAGGGCTTCGAGGCGCTGTGCGCGCGCCTGTCCAAGGACGCCGCCCAGGGCGCAACCCCGGCGGCCGACGCCGCCGACCGCGACGACGACGGCGAGGACGCGTGAACGCGACCGAGTTCCTCGCGGTGGCCGACGCGGTGGCGCGGCGGGTGGTGTGCCAAGTTCTGGCGCCCAAGCCGCCGCTCGACCTCGTCCTCTGGGCCACGGACAACATCGAGTTCGGCAAGGAGTCGCCGCTGCCCGGCCCCTACGACCCGGACAAGTTCCCCTTCTTCACGCGCATCCTCGAGGTGATGTCGCCCGACCACCCGGCAAGCATCGTGGTGCTGCGCAAGTCGGCGCAGCTCGGCGGCACCGTCCTGGCGCAGATCGTCATCGGCGCCATCCTCGACCTGGCGCCGCGCCCCCTGTTCGCCGTCTTCCCCAGCGACGGCAACGCCAAGAAGTGGAAGCGCAACAAGTTCACCGCCCTGGTCAAGGGCTCCACCGCGCTGTCCGCCATCCTGCAGCCGGAGGGCGCGCGCACCGGCAACTCCGCCATGTACTGGGCCCGCCGCGATGGGCGCGGCTACCTGCAGCTGGCCGGCGCCAACAGCCCCGGCCAGCTGTCGATGGAGTCCTACCCCTACGCGGTCCACGACGACGTCTCGAAGTGGCCGCTCGACAACGGGGCCGGCGACCCGCTGGTGCAGGCCGACAGCCGCACCAAGGCCTTCCTCGTCTCCGGCGGCAAGATCGTCAAGATCGGCACGCCCTTCGTCGAGCCGGGCTGCCGCATCACCGCGGCGTATCGCCAGGGCACCCGCGAGCGCTACCACGTGCCGTGCCCGCACTGCGGCGTCACCCAGCCGCTGGAGTGGGCCAACATGCTGGCCAACCTCGACGAGGCCAACCCGGACGACGCCCACTTCACCTGCGTCGCCTGCGGCAAGCGCCTCGAGGAGCGCCACCGCGAGTGGATGAACAAGCACGGCCACTGGGAGGCCGAGAACCGGCAGGCCGACGGCTCCGTCGTCTCCTTCGACCTCTGGGCCGCCTACTCGCCGCTGGAGAGCTGGGCCAACATCGCCCGCGCCTGGTTCGCCGCCAAGGGCAAGCCGGAGGCCGAGCGCGCCTTCTACAACGACGGCCTCGGCCTGCCGTACCAGACGGCGACCGACGCGCCCGACTGGGAGATGCTGGCCGAGCGCGCCGACCAGGCCGGGCTGCCGCGCGCCGTCGTGCCGGCCGGCTTCTTCGTCGTCACCATCGGCGTCGACTGCCAGATCGACCGCTGCGAGTGGCAGGTCGTCGTCTGGGGGCCGCGCCTGACCCGCGCCGTCATCGACTGCGGCATCATCCACCACCACATCGCCACCGAGGCGGCGTGGATCGAGCTCGACGCGCTGGTCGCCCGCACCTTCCGCGACAGCCGCGGCGGCCGGCGCGGCGTCGACCAGCTGGCCATCGACGGCGGCGCCTGGACCAACGACGTGCACGCCTGGGCCAAGCGCCACCCGCAGGCCAAGGTCATCGTCGTCAAGGGCGCCAAGCCGGACGGCGCGCCGCCGCTCGCCCGCATCAAGACCGAGCGCCGCCCCGACGGCACCATCGTCCGCGCCCAGAAGCGCTGGTTCCTGGTCGGCACCAGCGGCCTCAAGGCCTCGCTCTACGCCTACCTGCGCAAGCCGGATCCGCTCGAGTTCGGCTACGTCACCTTCGTCTCCGGCCTGCCCGACGAGTACTACCGGCAGCTGACCTCGGAGAGCCGCAAGCCGATCCGCGGCCGCGACGGCTCGACCACCTGGCGCTGGGAGCCCAAGCCGGGCACCGCCCAGGAAATGCTCGACTCCCACCTCTACGCCTGGGCCGCCGCCATCCGCGCTGGTGTGATGACCAAGTCGGACGAGCAGTGGGAGGCGCTGCGCCAGGCCTTGGAAGGGGCGCCCGACGCCGCCGGCCCCGACCTCTTCTCCGCCGCCGCCCAGACGCGCCTCGCGCCGCCCGTGGCCGACGACGCCGCGGTGCCGCTCGCCGAGGAGGCCGCCGC